AGAGTTTGTGTCTTCGACTCTTGAGAAGTATAGTGAGATTTATAAGTGCCAGATAGATAATCTTTAATTTCTTTTAGAGTTTTATCTTCTTCATATTTCCAAAACCCATTGTCGTTTTTAAGGTCTGCCATTGTTGCTCCAGTAATCGTATCCAAATTTACATCAATATCAACATCTTTAAAAGCTTCGGCAAAGTCAATATGTATTTCAGGAATTTTATCCAAATAGTGATCTGTTTTCATTTTCAAAACCTCATCGTAAAGTAGACTCCATGCGTTAATCATTCTATCAATTTTGCTCCTGGTTGTCAACGGGCATTTGGAAATCAACATCCACCTTGTCATAAAGTTCCAAGAATGCTTGCTTGGTCTCATCGTCAAAACGATTCACACAAACTTGAATTGCCTTCGCTTTATCGGCAAAGATGCTGTAAGCACGAATGATGTGAACAAGACGGCGAGTGGAAATGATTTCCTCAATACCCCCATCATAGAAGGTCTTGCGGATAATATCTGCCCAATCGACAAGACGCTTACAGAAATCACGATCTTCAACACCAAGATCTAAGGCAATACCTTCAAGAATCTTTTGTTCGATAGCAGGGGAAGGATATTCTTGTTCGAAGGTGACAGGGAATCGCTCCAAGAATGCCTCATTGAGCACATTGGTTCCAATAAAGCGACCGTCATCGCTGCCTTTACCTTTAGTATTTGCAGTCGCAATAACATTGAACCCCTTTGTTGGATTGATAAACTTACCAATTTTTTTCAGAAACACACCTTTACCTTCAAGAATGGACTGAAGGCAGAGGATTTTATTGCTAGCAAGGTCAATTTCATCGAGTAGCAAGATTGCTCCTCGTTGGAGTGCTTCCACGACAGGTCCGTTATGCCAAACAGTTGCCCCATCGATAAGACGGAAACCACCAATAAGATCGTCTTCATCAGTCTCAATCGTAATATTTACACGGATAAGTTCTCGACCCAGTTGAGAACAAGCTTGCTCTACGCTGAACGTTTTACCATTTCCAGATAGTCCAGTAATAAACGTTGGGTAGAAAAGGCGGGATTGAATAATCTTTTTAATATCACCAAAGTTGCCAAAGCGGACGAAAGTGTCATCTTTTTCAGGAATGAGGTTTTGTTCAACGGCAGGAAGAGCGGCAGGTGCCTGATAGTTGCGCTCAATCTCTTCTACCTTTTGAGGAGTGACTTCAAGATTCCACTTACCGCGACCAACCTTATATTGAGACAATTTGTTGGTCACGGTTTGATAGTTGGCACCGTTCATGGCACACCAGGCACGGATATCGCCGCTTGCCACAGACTCACCATATAGAGACTGCAAAGAGGTGCGGATGTAATCTGCGGAAAGAGACATGATGTAGGTTGGTTGTTTCAACTGAAGTTATTATAGGGCAGAGTCGGGGCAGAGTGAGGGCAGAGTGGACGGTTTAGAAACTGTCCTACCTATCATTTCCTACTTCTTCTTTTAGATCTAGTCGGAGCAGGTGCTTCTTCTACTACAGGCGCTTCTTCTACTACGGGAGCAGGTGCTTCTTCTACTACGGGAGCAGGTGCTTCTTCTACAACAGGTGTTGGAGCAGGAGCGCTTTTACCTCTGATCAAATCTCCAAATCTACTCATTTTCTCAAATACAATTCTTCTCTCTTATTTAGGAAATACTCTTTAGAAATAATCTTGAGATTATATCCCGGAAAATATTGCTTAGCAATAGCACCAACACCCATAGCGGTGATGGCACTATTGACAACAATCAATACTTCTTTTGTTTCTTCTACAACTACGTGTTGAAGAGGAAAATTTTTATTCATACAACTAGATTGATAAATTCTGAAAGGATTTTTTTATTCATTTTTTTGCCCTTCAAGCTCTTGACAAATGCTTTTTTGATTTGAGTTTTGGTAGCATCTTCTTCAACATCAAATTCAGAAGAACTTGACATTACAGAAGAAGAAAGGGCAAAGTAGCTATGATAACCGGCATTCTTGAGTACAAATGTCTTTTCTTTTCTCCAGTCTTTCATAGTATTTTCTAAAAGTTCTGGACTGGTTTGACAATGACGACGAATGAATGTTCCAGCATCAGAACCATTATTTAGCACACGAATACCAATAAAGTTAGTGTCTTTGAAATTGTCACGAAGATTGCGAAGAAGCACACCCGTAAACTCATCATATCGATTAGTAAGCGTATAAGTTGTGCCCAATTTACGATCACGAAGGAAACAATCTTCTCCAACATAAATGCAACCCAGGTAAGGTTTGTCATAACGAGAAACTTCCTTATGAAACTTCAAAGGATTTGCCTCGCCATCGGTAAGAATTACACACTGAACTTTTTGAAGAGAATGTTGCTTCTTAAATTGAGGAATAATTTGATGAAGAGCAATCAGTGTTTCATTTAAAGGAGTGCCAGAAAGATGCATACCACTCGGAATAGAATAATTACAATAGTGAGCAAAAGAATGAACAATACGATAGATATTGAGCATACTCTCTTCCAATGTCTTGGCATTGACATTACTGGTAAGAATATTCATAAGTGAAAACCACTCACCAACAGCAATTACTCCATTCTTTTTTTCATAGGCACGTTCGCGAATATTTGCCACACCATTCTCATCATGAACAACATAAGGATATTCGGAAGTAAAGGCATAAACATCAAAAGGAATATTTACTTTACGACAGAACCAAATAAGATTAAAGAGTTGTTTGATAGTATCTTCCAAGACATACTGCATTGAACCAGACCAATCCAGAATGAAGATAAGACCATGATTCTTACCATCTGCAAAGGTAGTTACTTTTTTGAACAGGTCTTCGTTATATCGGTAAGTGTGAAGGTTAGAGCAATCTAAGACTCCAGTACGGCTAGTAGTGGCACGAGCATAACTATCAGCAGATTTTCGACATTCAAATTCTTTGACAAGATAATTCACCTCCTTTTGAGCAGAGCGTTTGAACTCTTTATATTTGCTATCGACATCCCCAAATAAATCAAGATCAGGAGTAGCGTCATCCCAATGATTATTGATTAACTCATGAATTTCTGAATTTGGAATAACACATTTTTTTAAATCAAGTTTAGGAATTTCAATATAATTACTCTCACGACTAAACATATCCACCAGGTTTTTGAGACCCTTTTCAAGGGACTTCATGGTTTCAACTTCTGGATCTGGATTTGATGCTTCTTTGTTATCTTCTTTTTTCTGCTCAACATTTCCACCACCTTCGGTAGGACCATCACTCTCTGTCATATCTGGTTGATCATTCTCACCAGTCTGTGTTTCATCAGTATGAGTTTCTTGTTGCTGATGCTGATCAGTCTTGGGAATCTGTTTCTTACAGTAATTATAAAGAGCCTCTGCTGCTATAAGAACATCCTCAAAATCTTCACAACCTTCGACCATACGAACTATTGATTTTTCAAACTCCGTAAATTTGATATCAACAAAATTTCCAATCTTGAAGTGAAGATTGATACGATCGGCAAGATTCATCTTCTCAAGATCTTCACCTTCAAGACAGAAGAAGTCTTGGTCAGAAAGTTCTTTATATCCTTTATAGAAAGTCTTGGCAAGACCCATATAGCGACGCTTCATGAGTTTCTCGATGCGAACATCCTCTACCACATTCACAAACTGCGGAGGTGCTTTACATTTTTTTGTCCAGTCTTCATCAGGAGTATAAAGGGCATGACCTACCTCATGACCGACAAGCATATCATATACAGTCGAACTTGCTTTCTCCCACATAGGAAGGGTCAGGACGCGAGTGTGGACATTAAAACAAGCAGTCTCTACTTTCTTGTGCTCCACCACAAGGTCTTCGGTGGCAAGAAGTTTAGCAAGTTGAGACTTGATTTCGTGATTGACTGCCATTGATCCGTTGCGTATGGACCTATTATACAAAAAAAGGAGGTCCGAAGACCTCCCAGGTGGACAGTTTAGAAAGTGGTCTTATTTTTGATATTCTTTTTGAGCAGCATCTATAGCATCACCAAGACGGTGAAGTCCTTGTGCTTGAGATCCTTTGAATCCTTTAACGGCAGATTTACCCATTCTACCAATCTTTCTGACCGCTTGTCCACCTGGAGTATGTGGTCCTAAAACTGGGTCCTTGTATGTGCCAACTCCTTCAACAATACTCTGCTTCCACTCTTCACTCATATTTGCCATAATAACGAGTGCTGCCTCTTCGGTGTCGGCATAACCTTCGCTCATCAGGTGACCCTTGACGATATCAAAAAGGTCAACATCTTCCATTCTAGAACGCTGAGGCATACGCTTCTTCTTCATTGCCTCATTCTTCTCATCACCAACACTCAGAACTGACTTAATTGGTTTGGCAACAACATCCATTGCCTTGGTCAAGTTTCTAACTGCCTTCTCCTTTTCTTCAGGAGTTTGATTAGGACTCCTCATTACTGCGTTGATTGCCTTTGCAGCGCCAGTTACGATTCCCGCACCTTCATCAAGTTGTTCTTGTGAATTATGAATATTATAATATGCTTCTTGAATAGAACGAAGATCTCTGATGTCCATTTTTTATTATTATTTATTATTATTTATTATTTAGTTTGAGTATTATAAGTGTTACCTTTCCATGTAAATGTCTTTTGTCCCGACCTTCTGGCATTGGCGAAAGCACTATCAAAACTTTGTGCCTCTGTTCCTACTTTAGCAGGTCCAACTTTAAGTCTTGATCTAATCCTACCACTAGGATCCATAGTATTATACTTATTGGCAGATGAAGGAGTTCCTGATGGTAAAGGACCAGTATAATCACCTCTTGCTTTAGCAGCAGTCAAAGTACCATCAGCTGTCGGTGTTGGTTTCAAAACTGCAGCAGCTACTCCTGTTGGTGTCAGTAATCTAGCTAATTTTGCCCTAGTGCCAATAGCTGCTGCGGAAGGAAGAGGAGTTGGTCTGGGGGTAGGAGTTCTTCCATAAGGACTTGGAAGATTTGGTGCTGATGGTCTAGTTGGTGGAGTTTTACTACCACTCATGGTAACACCACCAGGAGTTCCTGGCAAACCAGCCCTTGGATTTCTAGTAAGATTTCTAATATCTTGTGCCCTATTTGACAATCCAGGAATTCTCATCTGTCCTGGAGAAGTTGAAGGTCTTGTAGTTGGTTTAGGAAGTTCACTTCTTCTTCCTTGTTTGATAGGATCAACACTAGTAAATGGTTGTCTACCACCTCTAAAATTTTGCGCCGTTCCTTTTCTTGTTAATAGATTTCCTTGAGATGGTGTTCCTTGTGGAAACAACATATTTCTAAGTCCTGCAGTAAAAATCTGCAGAGGATTCATTCCTTGCTCAACAATATAAGTCATCACATAATTTGCCTCTTCAAGAGTACATCCCTCTTCCTCCAGAAGATATGTACAAACTCTATCATATAAACTATCACTTTCTACTACACACTCTTCATTTTGAGTTTTTGTAGAGTATATTGAATTATATGCCTCTTTAAGTTCTCTCGCTGTTTTAGTATCCATTTCCCATTGAAAAAATATCTATAATTTATTTATAAAAAAAGGAGGTCAAAAGACCTCCCAGGTGGACACTTTTTAAACTGGACTTATTTAAGCAACTCGACACAGATACGTTGACATACTCCTTTATTTTCGTCACATTCAATTAAACAATTAAAATAATCATTAATTTTATCCAGTTGCTCATTACATTCATCAACCGTTTCTTCAAAGTGTTTCCAACCCGCAA